CTTTGAGCGAAAGCCTCAAGATAGGCGTTTGTATTCTCCCAAAGCATCAGCAAGTAGAGATTTCGGTGTTGGCAGTAACCACGTCAAAGGTGCAGTTCCATCCTGCCAATAGATTTTCAAAGCGATCTTGGAAGGGAAGGCATTGGGGAGTTCCCTCTAATTGATATTTGTCAAAGTGTAGATTCCCTTTTTCTAAAGCCTTCACCACAGCGTTGCAAACTGCAAGCTGGGTATTGAGTATATCCTGGAGGTTGTTCGTGCCGTAGAACGGCTCTTGCTGGTCCCTTACGTCCTCTTTAGTTTCATCTACCACATCCAAAGCAACCACCGATATGTTGAAGCGGATGACTTGCCCAGCAATCGTGGCAGAGTTGACCATTATGTGAGAGAGGGGGAAGATGCTTTGCTTGTTGAGGTCTACGTCAAATATGTCTCCGTAGGTTACTACGTTCACCTGGGAGTGAGCCTCGAGCACTTCCTTTATCTTTTCCAATACCAAATAGAAATTTCTCATCGTTTGATGCTTTTGTTTAAGATTTTATTTTCGGTTTCTGCTTTGTCTTTTTCGAAGGTGAGGTAGGTGAGGGCGAAGGAAGCGTTAAGCCTGGAAACTTCATCAAATCGGGTAGCATCTCCTTTAGCAAGAGAATAGAATAAGGGAAACCAGCCCCATCGTCCTGCAAATTGTCCTTCGCTGCTGAATTGATCTCCTTCTCCTTCGTTAAAGATTTCAGGAAAGTTTTGGATAAATCCATCCCTAAATCGCAAAAAAAAACCATTGATCCCATCACTATATCCAGGGGCATTTTTCGCATTAGTTCGGCTCTAAGGGCATCTGCATCATAATCCTTTATCCGATACCTTTTGCCCATCTTCTGAATAATGGGGCGATATAATACCGCCATCGTTTCGTTCATCTTCTGCCAATCGCCAATGGTAGTTTCGATGTCGTGTAGTTCCCCGAATGTTAGTTCATCAAGGTTTGGGATGAATCCATACTCTACCCCCTCCATCTTGAAGGTCATTTGAAATTCCGGGCGTTCTGAAAATGCTTTGAGGAGAGTTTCGTTGATCTTGGTAATAGAGGCTACTTTCATTTGTTTGATTACCTCCATTTTAATGTTGCAGAAGATTTCTACCATTTTACGCCCCAAGAAATCATCATCCCCTTCCAATTTCTGAAAGTGCTGATATTGACCCAACGTCAATTCCTTTAGTCGATTTGGTACGATTACATTCATCTCTAATTAAATAACTTTTGTTTCCTATCGTATAGCATACCGCCCATAGTTCGGACGGCTCATACGATTAAAGGTAGCATATCTCGTGGCATCAATCCCGTGGTTGAAATTGTCAACCGGGCGATTCAGTAGATTGCCATTCTTGTCCTCCTGCCATTTGTAGTTCTGAAATTCTTTGATCAGATTCGCGGAGTTCTTCGTTACGAATATCTTATATCGCTTGAGGATATCAATCCCAGCCATAATGGAGTCGTTTCCCTTGGCTGTTGGTTTTACATTCCAACCCATCCGATGCAGTTCCTCGATGCTCTTGGGTTCTGCGGAGTCAGCCCATATCTCATCGTAGCGAGTGAGTCCTAATTCCTGGAACTTGTCCGAGATATCCCGATTCGTGAGATTCGTATGGTATAGCAATTCCTCAATGTATAAATTCCCATCCTCTTCCGTTACCCGGACTAAAGCCGTAGGGTCATTCGTGAAACCAAAGTCCATCCCCATAGCAATGACCTTTCCCTTTGCCTCTTCTGCAATATGGAATTGAAAGATTGTTGCTCTCGATGCTCCCCTCTCTCCTAATCCATAGATACGCCAATAGTCCTCATCGGTATCCTTCAATCGGGTGATCTCCTGCCGGATGGTATCATCCAGGAAGGGGTTATCCAGGTAAGTCGTTTGGAAGAATTCCGCATCATCCCTGGGGATCACCTTGTCGTAGATCCAATGGAAGGCATCAGAGGGGTTGTAGTCGAGAATGATCTTCCCATCGGTACGGAAAATTAATTGCTGCCAATCCTCGAAGAATAGTTCGTTGGCTTCATTGATATAGAGGAGATTTCTCTTTCTTCCTCGGATCTTGTCCGGCTGATCAATCGAGATGAATTCAACAAGGTTCCCATTGAGGTAGTATTCGCTTGAGGATTTGTTGTGAAAGTCCTCTCGATAGATTTCATAAGTACGGAGGATCTCGAAGAAATCCCTCATCACCGATGCCCGGAGGGAGGGGAAGGTTTTTCGGCAGATGGTTATCGTTTTTCCCTTATTGTTTCGGGTATAGTAAAATATGATCCATAGCAAGATATTATAGGTCTTGCCGGATCTCGTTCCACCTTGTTCAACCGTGATCCTCTTTTCAGAGCGGAGAAGGTGTCCGAATACCTTATTCGTTTTCAGTTCCCTCGCCAAGTATCTGAATATTGAAGAGGTTATCGCCCGTGTTATGGATTTCTTGTCTTTCTACATATCCCCGGCTCTTTCCTTTTGTTTTCAGAAAAAAGATAGTAGCCGTTGAATTTCCATCTTTGATTTGCTTATGCAGTTGGCTCTCAGCAAAATCAATCGCAACGTCTGATATATCATTCACTGCTTTCTTGTATTCGGGATCTGTATCCATCCATAGGTAATGAGTCGTTCTTCCGATTCCTACCGCCTTACAAGCAGCCGTTACAACCCCCAAGGATTTTTCCAATGCATCGAGCATTGCCTTTTTATGTTGTTCAGTTTTGTCCATCTTTTTCGTATATTTGTTTTGCGAGGGTAGTGTAATGGTTGCACACTTGGTATTCCAATCAAGAAGTGGCGTTCAAATCGACCTCCTCGCTCAAAGATGCCCCGCTATGCGGGGTTTCTTTTTTGGGATAGGGCATAGACAACTCTTTACACATACCTATCAAAGAACTATCCAAAGGATAGATGTACTTATTTTTTCCGGAGGATTTCCTCTTTTCTGCAATTCTCTTTATGTGTGGCTTAATCGCCTTTGCGTGCCTCCATTTACCATCAACGAAGTATTCCATCCCGGAAGATTCTGAATCTCCGACATAATACCAATTAGTTGCTTGATAGATTGTTCCCTTGTGGTTTTGTCCTTTGTCGGCATATGAAATAACCAATCTAACTAACGGGCTATGCTTTTTTAATAATTTCAATCCTAATGAAACCACTTTTGATGTAGTTTCTTGCTTTCCATTTAGAGCAACTCTGATCAATTCAACTGCCTCTCCTTGTTTTAATCCATATGGTGATCCAATTTGGGGTGTTGCCCCCATACCGAAACAAATGACACCACACCATTCCCCATTTGAATTAAAAACGGAATATGCATTGTCGTGAGCCCTGGGGGCGATTGTTTTAGCATAGTGAAAATTCAACAATGCAAAATCTACTGCTTTTCTTGATGCCTTTTCCAATCTCATATCTCTCCCGCACTTACTGAAAAATAAGCCCCTTGATATTTTCGATCCAAAAGTTCCTGGATATCAATTTCGGCTTTTTGTAATTGTTCGGGGCTATCAAAAGTAATTTTCATAGTCGCAGGTTTCGCTTTGTCATCCCCTATAAGGTCTTCGTATGAAGGTTCATCCATAAGAGTAGGCAAATCCAACCCCCATTCGTTCAAACTATCCACATCCCACTCGTTAGCCAGGATCTCCCAATCCCATTCGCCAAAGGATGAATTGTCTTTGATGATGAATTCCGCTTCTTGCTCCGCAGATAGGTTATCCGCTACCAGGATAGGCACTTCCTTGAGTCCAGCTTCAATACAAGCCTTTAAACGCATATTGCCTCCAAGTACGACCATATCTTTGTCCACTACAATAGGACGTAAGTCAAGCATTTCCGGGAATTCCTGAATGCTCTTTACTAACTTTTTGAATTTCTCATTCCGAATGATCCTGGGATTCTTTGGATTGCTCCGGACTTTTTGGATGTCTACCTTCATCTCTTAAATAACTTGTTTTCGTGAATATCTTGTAGCCACTCCTTGTGTTTTTTGATATCCCCATACCGAACGTGGCAATCTCGGCAAAGAGCCATTAAATTTTCGATGTGATCGGCTTTCTTGTTTCCTCCCATCCCTCTCGCCTCTATGTGATGGACATCGACTGCTCGTCCGTTGCAAACCTCACAAGGGATGAAGTCCGTTTGATCGTAACCCATCCCTTGCAAATAAATCTTTGTATGCTTTTTCATAAATGCATCTCGCTCTTTCTCACTATCGTGATTCCCCACCAAAGCCATCCGAAAGATACGGCTCTTTTGCAGATTAACGAATCATAGCAGATTGTTACGAATGGGATCGCTTGAATGCTCCCCACATATTTAAAAGTTTCAATAGTCATAGTTCATACATTTTAACGTTGATGGTATGTGCTGAACTCTCGCAATCTCTTGCAAAGATTAACGCATCCCTTTTCTCCTTGAACGTCCTGCGGGCATTCAATAGCCAAGTAGCATCCTCAAGGAATCTATCGTAGATAACAACGTAACTCATTTTTCTTTGGTGTTAAAGGGTTGGAGGGGGCGGGGAAAAGTCAAAACCAAATAACAAATGAATAGCCCCCTCCTTCCCAATTATTGCGCCATTTGGCGGTCAAGCCATCTTCGATACATATTCGCAGCAACGGCAATCCTTTGGGGATAGTAAGGATACGCTTTGCGCAACCTCGCCATTGCTATGCGTATGAATTGATCTTTCATTCTCTTAACAAGATAGTGATTTTTTCGTACCAATCAGTAAATGCCTGATCTCCATCCGGGAGGGATTGTCCAAACGCTATGTGCTTTCTCATTTCCTGGATGATCAGATGCACAAACTTTAGGTCGTTACGTTCCTTCCATACATTAGCAACAAAAATTGACAATGTTCTCGAAGGGAAATTCTTTTTTCCATCTGATATAACTACCTGGTGTAGTTTGTTCAATAGCCATTCCGAAAATTCATTGTTTCCGTTTTTGAAGTTCCCCTCTTTGATTGCAGAATGCATTCGGGCTGCTCCCGTATGGCACGAAGCTACTACGCCATTAGATAGTGTCTCCCGGTATTGAATCATCCTTGCCTTTAGCAATTTGTAATCCTCATCTCCCCGATCCGCGAAACTCTTTACATAATCATAAATAGTCCACGTCTTGTTGTTGGCGTTTAGCGATATGATTACGTTTTGGATTTCATCCTCATCGCATCCCTCAAGCCAATCAATCACATAGCAGGGGAATTCATCCATCCCCAACCTTTTCCCAGCCTCAAAGCGGTGTTGACCTTCCACAATTAGAAAGCCATCCTCCGAAGGAACTACCTTCAATGCATCCAGGAATCCGTAGTCGGAAAGCAAGGATTCAAATTTATTGATGTGGGCATCATAAGTTTCACGATTACCCAGGGCAAAGCATAGATCCTTTGTTTGAATCATCTTCATTTCGCCTAATTTGATTTCGTTCATATTACGAAATTTAATAGTTTGCCTACTCTTAAAGGTTTTCGGCTTCCCCTTTATTCTAACTCCCCAACGATGGTATAGGAATCTATATCCTCTCCCTCGATGAAGTATCTCTTGTAGATGGAAATCGCCTCTTGCAACTTCTCTCTCCCTCTTTGGATGAATGATTCTTTGATCCGATAGATCCCAACGTCCAGGGAGGATTTGTCAATCGCAATAAAAACAAACTTTTCCCAGGAAACCCCGAACAATTCACAATAGATAGCACATTGCATATCGTATGAATATTTCTTTGCTGAGAATGGAAATGCCTTGAGATCAGCAGTCGTTTTTAGATCCACAATAAAGCCCTGCGATGCATCATACATATCCGCTTTCGCTCTGAATGGTAGATCCCCAATCATCCCGATTGTCGGTACTTCAAAGTCGCACCCCTGGAAAAATGATAGAGCCATTTCATTCCGAAGTAAAGCATCTGCAATTCTTCTCGCTTCTTCATAATCTCTCCGGGTGATTGCTCCATCCGGGGCATCTTTAAATGCCTTCGTAGCCCTTGACTTTACTTCTACAATCTGAATTCCATCTACTTTCTCCGGCTCCAGAGCCATTAAATGCACCAATCTTCCAACGCTAAAGGATGAAGATTCATCTTGTCCATATTTGGTGATGTAGTGATATTGCTTTGGGGAATCCAGGAGTTGTTTGCAACTCGTAGAGGATAGGGCGTGTTTTCCGAGATGTCCGTAGTAGAAAGAATCCTCCTCCATCTTTTTGATGATCTCATTTTGATCCCATCTCTCGCCATTTAGTAATTCAATCATTTCAATTTCTCTTCAATGTGAATCCTATACTGTCTGCAATACTCCTTTGCAAAATCAAAAAAATCTTCGTGAAGGGGCATCGTGATTATTACATTCTTAGTGTAAACCCCATCCTTGTCATCTGATACCGCCTCAAATTGAGCGACCATTTCCCCG